CTTTGCGTGATTTAATGCTACTACCATTCTATCTTTGGCATTAGCAACTTTACTTTCAATTAGGCTTTGTTTTTTTGGCTTTATTTCTACAACTTCGGCAATCTTTTGTTTATTTCTGTTTTCATACACTACAAAAAAATCAGGTATGTATACAGTCTGTTTACCTGTAAATGGGTTACGATATGGAATCTGTAATGCTTCACTGGCCCAATACAATATACTTTTATTGTTGTCACAAAACATCATAAAAGTAAGTTCCCAACCTGAACGATATTTAGGTTTATGTTTACCTACATACTTAGCAGGATTTTTGACTTCATAGATTCCTTGTGCCCACTTAGCCATATCATAATACTACGTTTCTCGCAACTGGAACATTTGGAGCAGGAACTCTTGCTACACCATATTGTGAGGTTTTAGATTTTAATAAATTTAAGTAGTAACTTATTGTTTTATTAAGTTCTAATTTATTTGGAGCACCTTTTAACTGATTCAGTAATGATAACACATCGATACCAGTTTCTTGCGATATTCTAAAAAGAGCAGCAGCAAAGTTAGCAGCGATTCTTTTATTATCATTCTTTTCATAAAAGAATCCATATACAATATCATATTTTGTAGCATCTATAGTAGCAGTTTGATCATAAAAACTATCATAAATTACAACGGTTCTGTCTACTACATTACGATTGTTTATAGTAGGCATATTAAACTCCAGCAGTAGTAATATTAGTTATATTAGGAGGATTAACTAATGCCCCGACTGTTTGAGAACCAGCTAAACCAAAAGGTCCTGGAGTCATTCCATTAGGACTTGGTATTTCAAATTTAATGTTTCTTGTATTAACTTCGCCAGCACTTAATGTTTGAGGTAAAACTAAAGTTGGAAATTGATTATATCCAACATTATTTCCTTGTATACCTAATCTATTATAAAATGTATTTTGTTTTTGTGTAGCAACTAATAGATTTCTTGTTGTACCGCCTTGAACGTACATGATTATTCCTTAAGTAAATATAAATGGTACATTTCTATTTGAAATAGCATTGGGGCTAGTTCTTCTATCATAGCTTTCTGGTAATGCGAATCCTTTAACAATATCACCTGGGTTACTTGATCCCATATTACCGTAATTATATACAACGGTTTCGTAGTCTAATCGCATTGAATTTTTCATCACACCACCACCTTCATCATAGTTAAAAGTGTCATGTCCAAAACTTGTTATTAACGGATTAATCAATGTGTAAGCAGTAAAATTATTACCTGGACTAAAACCAAACACTGTAATATTTTTAAAGAAAGGAACCTTTTTACCAACTGGGCCGCCTGGTTTACTTGTTTCTCCAATATAACCCCAGTCAGTGTTTCCTGTTATAGAATCATCATATATGTTACGTGAATTATATGAACTAGCATTGTTTGTTGTTACCACACCACCTGCCCCTACTTGAGTTACAGGTACACCACCTGGCGGCGTTGACCCAAAAACTACTTTTGGTTTACCTCCGTCAGCATAGTAATATCTGTAATAAGCTTCCCAAAGTTTGTTAATTAAATTATTATTATCATCAAAAAAAGTTATAGAAACTTCTTCATAATTGATTTTGGTTTGTACAATTCTTTTTCTGTTGTATTGATTGAGTTGAGAGGTTTTGAATGAATAAGATGGTAATTTTACATCTCTTACCTCTAATCCGAAGTTACGACCAGTATTTAAACCCTGATCGTAAGCTTCTGTATTGATATCAAAATATGTATGAAATAAAAACTTTAGTTTAGGGGCGCCTTTGTATACGCTAGTCCTAAATATTTGTGATGCTGTTTTATAATCACGTAAGTATTCATTCATAAATTATACAACACTACCTTGTGAACGACCAACAAACGCACCAACACCACTGTTATCAGGCTTTTGTAATGCGTTATCATAGCGAAGTGTTAGAGCAATATTTACTGAATCACTAGTACCATAATTTAATGAATTATAGTTTACTGATTGTAAATAGCATCCATACAATTCCCAAACTTCAAGTTCTCTAGGTGCTAAAGTTCCATTACCACCGTCATAGATAACAATTGATGTTTCAAACTTGTAATCAATACCTGAGCTTGCGCTAGCTTGCTGACTAAAGTCAATTTGTTTTTGAAGTTGTTGACCAACTGCTCTTGAAACTTCACCTTGAGCATCATCACGTACATTAATTGCTAATGTTTGCCATGTATGTTTACCAGCCAAATAAACTCTTGAGTTGTAAACATTTAATGTAATATCGTCAAATGAAACTTGAGGTCTAGCACAATCAATAACTTGTCTTGTTAAAGCTAGTGGGCCTGTTGGATCAATACCAAAGTTAAAAAATTCAACCCTAAATCTATACTGTAATTTTGGCATCAATAATGATTGATTACCGACTCCGCCATCTGAACCAAATACAGAAAGATTGTTAAGTGTAAATAAAGACATTTTGTCTGTTCTCCTGTTCTACTATTTATTGCTATTAGTAGAAGGGGTTTTATCCCCTTCTAAATTATACCCCTGTTCCTGCAACTGCTTCACCTGTATTCAAAATTCTTACAGGGATGTAGATAAATTCAACTGCTTTCACAGGTTGTATTGCGACATCTACCCACAATTCATTTCTATCGATTCTAGCTGGTGTGTTATTAGATTCATCACACACTACGCTATAATCATAGACACCTCTATTAGTAACTAAATCATTTAACAATGTTTCAATTACTGTGCTAATTTGACCTCTTGTAAACGCATCATTTGGTTCAAAGATGAATGGTCTAGCAGCAATTGTTAGTTGTCTACGTAAGTAAGCAACAAGTCTAGCAACATTAATTCTGTCTAATGCTGATTGACTATTAAAGCTACTCTTATTACCATAATTCAATAAACCATTGCCTGTAAAGAATACTAATGGATTGATAAAGTTTGTATACAACACATCACGTATACCAACTCTTGTTCTTGTTGGAACATATTCACCTGTAGTTGGATCAATGAATCCAATACTTAGTGCGTTATCAATTAATCCACGGCGTGTTCCTGCTGGAGCGAACCAAGGGAAAGCGATTGTATCGTTACGAATTAATGTACGTACCATCATATGACTTGCTGGAACTACAACTTCGTTTCCTGATAAATCATTTGTTAATCCACTTGGATAGAACAAGCCCATATATGTGTTTCTTGTAACCAGTCCTGATTCACCTGTTGAAGATGCTCCTGCTGCATTAGTTGCCCAAGCATTAATTGCTGTAGCACTATCAGTTAATCTCATTGGAGTGTCACCAACTATAAAGCCTGTATCGCCTCTATCAGCATTCAATACAATCATGTTTGGTTGTAATTCAGGATAGTTTGGACATGCCATAATATTAAAGAATGTATCTTCATCACGTATTGTTAAGTTAGTATCAATACTTGAACGTAATGCTTCAACTACAACAGCACGCTGTGCCTTACGACCCATATATGGACTACCATTGCTTTGTAAACCACTTACGCTGATCCATGTATCAGTAAATGTTGGATATGACTCATCAGGGAAATTAGCTGCTGTAAAATAGTTAGTTCTAAATTGTTTTACATTAAAACCACTACGTCTTGTATTAAACAATAACATACCTACTGGATATAATGTATTATCAGGAGCATCCAAATCTAAATTGTTGCTAGTCAATAAACTTACAATTGTTGGGATAGGATCATTAACTGGGTCAATAGTACTTTGATTGCTAGACCAACGTGCATCAGCAAACAATACACCAGTGCTGCTTGTTTGATCTGTATTATTAATCAATACCCATTGATTAACTCCGCTAACTTGTTGCCAACGATAGATAACTGGATAATTTTCCAAATCGCTTGTGTCAATCCAAATGTCACCATATACAAGTGCTGTATCATCACTTTGAAGTGTTGGCTCACTAGCACTAACAATTGGGCCGTTTGGATCTGTTGCTGGTGTGCCTGATGGTAGTGGGAACCCATTTGTATCATATTCTACATTTCTATATCCCTTCCAACCTGTTGATGTGTTTACCATAATATCAACTTCATCAACTACACTATAATACCAATTTGTATTATTAGCTGGATCTGCCACTGGAGCACCTTCGTTTGGAGTATATGTAAATTCTTGCCAATTGCTTAATAATGTACAATATCCTTGAATTGGAGTACCTGAAATATAAGCATAAGATGTTACACCACCACCTCCACTTACACTAGTAACTTTTAGCACTAGGTTATTTGCTGGAGTTGCTCCAAATAAAGTTGCGCCGTTAAATGTAATTAAATCATTTACAGCATAACCAGAGCCTGCTGCTGTGATAGCACCAAATGTATAGATACCATTTAAGTTATCAATTGTAAGAGTAAATCCTGTTCCACCTGCTGGGCTTACAGTATCATCACCGAACGCACCGGCAAATGGCATAAAGTCACCATACTTAACGCCGTCTGTTGTGCCAATTGTAAACCCTGCATCTGCCATTAATCCAGTTGACACACCATTGACAAGATCATCAACCATAATTACACCACCTTCTGTGTGTGTAATTTGTATAGCACCTGTTGTTAAAACTTCAGCTTGAGTATAAGGAGCTCCTGCTGCTGCCCAAGAATCTACAAAATCTTGTGCGTCACTATTATCTGCTAATGAAAAACTATATGGCCCATCATACGTACTTGATCCGGGCGTACTTACATAAATTGTAGCTGTGTATGGACCATTTGTAAATGATGGAGATGTGTCATTTCCTGTAATTACTGTAGGACCAGCAGCGATTCGTTTCCAAAAGTAAATTGGACCTTGATTCCAATTTCCATTGAAATCATATTGAGCATATACTGTATTAGCAGGAATAGCTTGACCACCTGTACTATCTAAATTAGCTGTAGCAGATAAATCACCTGTTGCTACTGTAACATTTTTAGGAACAAAACTTGCTGTAGCAGTAGTATAAACACTCATAGTTGGAGCGAATCCTGTACCTGCTGATCCCATTTTTAACCATACACTGCCTGTAGGTCTTGGCTCTGTTTGTAATGCTGCCCATAATGGTTGTTCTGCTGAAGTTCCATATTGTATTTCAGGTTGGTTATATGTATCTGCTGTAATTCCTAAACCTGCTAATGGAGTTCCTGAACTATTAGCAAGTGCCAAATACATTACATCAGTAATATCACCTGATTGTTGACTTGAATAAATTAAAAGCTTTTTAGCACCTGTTGGACCTACTGTTCCTGCGCTAATGTCAGGTAGATTTAAAGCATTAATAGCTGCCGCTACTCCTACAGCATTATTGTTTGGAGAAGAAGGAACAGAAATTGTTACAGTATAATGTCCACTTACATCAATTGTAAATGAATTTCCTGGGGTTAACGATCCAGTGCCAGTTCCCTGTACAGTTGGCCATGATTCTAACCAGCCATAGCTACCTAAACTTACCCATGTTCCGGTAGCATTTTTATACCAATACTGAGGAGCAGTTGTTGCTGTAGGACTACCATAATCTGGTAACGCAACCACAGCGTAATCATAAATTGACCCGATACTTGCTAAAGGAGCACTACCTGATAAATTAGTAGAATCATTTATTACAATAGGAATCTTATTTGTAAAGGTTGCTGTTGTAGCATTCCATTCGTAAATTCCCCAAGTTGTATTCGTTGTGTCTAACCAATATGTATTGTTTGCTGGAGCAGCACTTGGACGACCTGTCTGTCCAACTAAACTTGCTAAGTCAACATCTGCTCTTAATACATAAACTTGATTGCTTACACCCAATGCTGAATATGCTGCGAGTAAACCATATTCATTTAATTCATATCCTTGAATTGGACTTCCACCTGCTGTAGTATAAAAGAATGGAGTTCCATAAAGTGTTACAAGGTCTCGCTGACTTGTAACAGTATAAAGTTTGTTAGCGTTAGCTGCTGTTGTAGCACTAGCAACACCTAACCCCGTTGGATCAGCTTTATTCTGTGCTGTTGCTACTAAAAAGAAAGGTACGCTTGCTGGAGCTGCGGGTAGATATTGAGATTGATCAATAATCGTTACTTCTACGCCTGGAGATACTAGTGCCATTTTTATTTTCCTTTAATGTAAAATTGTAAGGTTTACAACCTGTACTGCTTATAACTATTTATTAAAACATTAGGAAAACACGGTATTGTTATGCCTTCGAAGGTTTATAAATAATAAAATGATTAGGCCTATATGTAAACAATGTAATATTAATGTTTGCGCCGTAAATTATTGGCGAAATGGGATAATACACTATAGAAGCATATGTGATGTTTGTGGTCGTAAAAAAGAAAAAATAAAACCCAGAGTTCCTAATTGGGAAAAATCTGGGTATAAAAAGAAAAGTATTTGTGATTTGTGCGGATTTAAGTCGATATATCCAACACAAATGACAGTGTATCATATTGATGGAAGTTTATTAAACATTCAACTTAATAACTTACGTACAATTTGTTTAAATTGTGTTGAGGTAGTTAAACGTAAACATGTTAATTGGAAGCGTGGTGATTTACAAATTGAGTATTGATTTTATTTTACTATGTAAATCGTCTATTGATCCATTATTATCAACAACGAAATCATAATCAAGACCAACACTGCTATATTCACTAGCATGAATATTACAGTTCATAAGTTCAGATTTGCTCAATGCCCAACCTATTGTACTAGGACCCTTATTAAATTGTTCGGCAAATTCATACCATTCTGGACGTGATCCACGCTCAATACGAATAGCTATACCACCTGAGTTTTTAATAGCTTGTACTTCATTACTAAATCTACAGTCAGTAATTACAATATCATCTTTACTTGTACGTAATTTATTTTCAACACTTGCTACCCAAATATCATTATGAAAGTTTTCTCTAGCAACTTCAGTACCCCAAATCTGCATAGCCCAACGTGGTGTAAGATGCGGAATGTTTAATCGTTTAGCCCACCAAGTATCAACTTGCTCACGCCATTCACGACTGGATTTTGTTGACCCTTCTAAAAGTTCACGATCCCAACCAAATATTGCTGATAATGCGTCTTTTAAACTTTCAGCGAAACTACAACGCTTGAATCCATAAAATGTACACAAATAATCTGCTACAGTATCCTTGCCACTACCGATCAAACCAGTAACACCGATAATCATTACTATCTCCTGATAGTATATAATACTACAGTTACATTAAAAATAAAAGAATTAAGGTTAACCTTGTATCCAAGTTAATGGTTGGCTATAATCTACATAACGTTTAAGTTGATCAAGTAATTCAGCTTGTGCTTCTTTACTTTCTGCTTTCATAGCAGCACCATTTAATGAAGTGCCGCCTCCTGGACCAGCAATAGTCCCAAACTTTTCACGTGCTTCCCCAATGATACCTTTTAATACAGCAAGTGTGTAATCACCTATCCAAACGCCAGCACCTGGATCTTGGATTAGTTCAACTTCAGGACGCTGTATGTCAGCCCAAATAAGTATACGCTCTCCTGTACCCTTAAAGTCACGCACAACACGCAATACTTTAGTAACTGGGTTAAATGTATAGGTTACATATCCACCAAACATACGTGCTGCTAATTCAACATATCCAGCATAAAAATCATATGTAGCCATACCACCTGTATAGTTATAATTTAACAAATACGTATTAAGAATAGCACTGCTAAATGGATCAAATGATGTAGAACTTGGTCCAGTCTCAAGTCCTACTGTTCTACGAAATAAACTTCTTACATTTATAAATTCACTGGGCAACGTGTAAGTGTCCACATTTTTAATAACTGTCATTAATGTGTATGATTCTACAGTAGCATTTTGTGCTTTTTGCCTGTAAATCTTTATGGCATAGTTATAGGCAGCTTCATAATGCTGTGGATCTAACTCCAAGTCAATTATGTCGCCACCTAAACGTAAACGTAAGTTTTCAAACAATGCTGATTTAAGTTCGTTTAAATCATAATTTGTAGGGGTTGCTAAAATATCGGCTGCCATAATAATTACCTTTTATATATTTATCAGGCAACCCAACGATTACAAATCTCCCTCTTTACGATTTTCACTATAGTATGGATCAAACTCACCACCAGGATATCTTGCTTTAAGCTTATTAACATTTTCAGCAATAACATCATTTGGATCTAAGTCAAGTGCCCTACAACTATTGATCCAGTACCACATAATATCACCCAATTCACGTTTCATATGGAACAAGTTTTCTTCAGTAAGTGGTTTGCCTTGAAAATAAATCTTTTTAACAATTTCCTGAAACTCACCTGTCTCACTGCCCAGTCCTAATGCTCCTGTTAATAACAATGGGACATTAACGCTAGGTCCATGTTCATGTTTTTGAAAGTCATAGTTCCCATCAATTACATCTAAGCGATTCATAAATGATGTAAGGTCTTTGCTCTCAGTGCTTGTTACTTCTTTTACAAACTCACTATACTTGTTTAAATCAATATTCATTTTGTAACCACGCATCAATAACTAATACACAACCAACGAAAATCTGAATAGCTCCATTAGCATATTGTCCCAATGGTAGCAGGCTTATTCCACCAGCAATATTCAGTCCACCTAAAAAATAACCTACTCTTATTCGGTTATCAGCAAACCAATTACCAATTTTTTCTTTCATATTAAAATGCCTTTAAAATAATCATAGTCTCACTAAAACGTCCTGTTGGGGCAACACTTACCGCTTTAATATCTTTAAAATATTTTCTTGCGGCAGGCTTACTTCCAACAACTTCTTTTAGCTGTTCGCTAGGTTTGCGAAGTGTTTTTACTTCGCTTTGTTTAGTGCAAAAGCCTAGCAATGTATTACCTTTTACACTAAATGTTTTGCTGTATTCATCAGCAATGTAATGATGTAGTTTACGTTTTGCAGTATCATAAACCCACGCTTCACTAGCACCATGCAATTTTGTTGGGTGTATACTTACCAAATCTAACTTACTAGCAGGATCTTTAAACTCTTTTTGAAACTTCAGTTTACTAACAAGCTTTTCAACTGGCACTGCCTTACGCTTACGTGGTGCCTTTTGTGCTTTTTTGACATTAACATAAGCATTAAGATCACTGATTACCTGCTCAATATACTTGATAATGTTTTTGACTTGTACTTTGGACAAGTTTGTATAGCCCTCTGCTAAATCACTTTTACCCTTTTGTACTTCCAAAAACTCATCAAGTTTTTTGTTCCAAATATCAACTAAGATATTTGTATGCTGGGGTAATACGTTTTTCTTAGTAAGTTCATCCATTGTTTTAGTAACAATTGTTTTTGCTCCTGATTGGATAAACTCGTCAAACAACCCCTCAAGTTCGCCTGCTGCTTCACGTGCCTTGTCTTTCATAATTTCTTGGACATTAGGACGTGCTTTAACTACAGTTTTTTCTACTGCGTTTTTGCCTGTTTGTGATTTTTGTTTGAGTTCGGGCTTGTGTACTGAACGAATTAATCTTGCGATTTCATTTTTAAGTGTGAGTGTTTCATGTTCATTAAGTTCCAATCCACGCAAACTCATTCTTGCTAACCATCCCAACGTTGGGATAAGTTCGTTTTCATCAATCCTACGCATAACTTTACTATCTTCTGACTTACCATTTGTTTCTACATATTGGCAAAGAAAGTCTTTTGCTTCTTTTCTAGTCAAAAATCTATTGTACCAAGTAAAACCTTTCATAAGAGCCACAGTACGATTATCGGGCTGTAGTGTAAATTCTGGTTCTTCCCCATAATATTTCGTATCAGGGTCTTTGATTACGATTGATTTTACACTTACAAATGCTTGTTGCGTTGGTTTTTTAGCAGTTCTTGCCATGTTAGCTCCATCTAGTAAACATCGTTGATTATACACGACCTGTTATTTATTGTCAACCTTGCCCGATAAATACTATATGCCAAAGTTATCACTATACCGTCCAAATAAACAAAACGACTACAGATTTTTTGATAGAACCATTTCTGAACAACTCACTGTAGGTGGCACCGACCTTTACATTCACAAATATTTGGGTCCTACGAATCAAGGCCCTAGTGTTGATTATACCCAACCTGAGTATGATTCATTAAACCCTACTAATATACAGGATTTGTTATTTCTTGAAAATAGAGATCGGACATATGACCCAAATATTTACAGATTACGTGGTCATTATCAAGTACAAAATTTGGACTTTGACTTAAGTCAATTTGGTTTGTTTTTAAACAACGACATTATTTTCATTGTAGTTCATTATAATGATATGATTGACATTATAGGCAGAAAGCTAATGGTTGGGGATGTGCTTGAGTTACCACACTTGCTAGATTATAACCCATTAAAAGAAACTATCCCAGTAGCATTAAAACGTTTTATGCAAATAACTGATGCTAATTATGCTAGTGAAGGGTTCAGCCAAACTTGGTTTCCGCACTTATGGCGTATTAAATGCGAACCATTAGTTGATAGTGAAGAATTTAGTCAAATACTGACAGAACCAATTAACCAAGATAATTATTTAGGACTTTGGGACAAAGATAGAACTTATCCACCAGGATATGTTATTACTTATGGTGATAAAAATTATATTTCAATAGCAGAAGTACCTATAGGAATCAATCCCCCAAATCCAGCATATTGGGCTTTAGATACAAATCAAAACTTACGTGATATACTAGGTAGGTACAATACTAATATTGCTGTTAATGACGCACAACTAAATGAAGCAAGACGTATAGTACCTAAAGCAGGTTACGATAATAGCAAACTTTATGTTGTTCCAACATACGGTGAATATCAAAGCAATGGTGTTCCTAGTAATAAGATTGGTCAACCAGCACCACCTATTAATATTATAACAAGTAGCGCAGGAGCCCCAAGCACCACTGTAACAGGTAGTGTTATAGCAATGCGTGATCCTAAGTTTAAGAATACAGGCTATGCTATTAAAGTTCCTAAAGAACAATTACAAAGTATTTGGGATATGACTGCTGATATGGATATGTCAGCACAACTTGATAAATTTGTACAAGCTAACCTAGAAGTATTAGAACTTGCTCCTGACAAATTAGGTTCAGGATCAGGACCAGTTGAAGGACAAAAAGTTTTAACAGTACAATCATTAGGAGCAGTTACAGGACCATATGGCACTGCAGACAATACATATGCTACAGCAGACCAAGATCCTGAAGCACCTGGTTTCACTGCTGAAATAACACCTCAAATGGATTATCGTGCTGATTGTGATCCTAGATTTCAATATATAGCACGTAGTACACCTAGAAGTTTTGGTTACAGTGCTGGATACTTAACTGGTACAGATATTCCACCTAATGGACTACCAACTGGTACAGGTATAAGTTTCCCACAGAATCCACAAGTTGGGGATTACTTTTTACGAATTGATTATTTACCGCAAATATTGTTCCGTTGGGACGGTGTTATGTGGGTAAGAATAAGTGAAAATGTAAGAACAGAAACAGGATTTACTATAAATGACTTGTCACGTAAATCACTGTTTATAAATGATAGTAATCAAATTTATATGCAACAAACACAAACCTTTGTACCTGAAGCACAGCCATTAAGTTCGATACTAGATTTAAAGCCAGACGTTATTCCACCTACACCATAAAATTAAACAATAAATACAACATAGCAAAAGGTATTTAAATTGGCACAGTTCTTCTACGATAATCAAATCCGTCGTTTTTTAATCCAGTTCGCTAAAATCTTTAGCAATTGGTATGTTACCAAAGGAAAAGATCCTGCTGGTAATGACATTTTAATACGTGTTCCTATAATGTACGGTGATCAAAGTAGGCAGGCTGCTACTATACAGGCAAATAATAGTGCTAGTAGTTTACCAAGTGCTCCTATGATAACATATTATATTAGTGGACTTGAGTATGATCAAAAAAGAACGCAAGAACCATTTTTTGTAGATAAGTTAAATGTCAGACAACGTGCTTACAATGAAGAAACAACCTCATATGAAACAACACAGGGGCAAGCATTTACGATTGAAAGATTGATGCCAGTACCTTACACATTAAGAATAACTGTTGATTTTTGGACTACAAACTATAATCAAAAACTTGAGTTAGTAGAACAAATGGCTACACTGTTTAATCCAAGTTTAGAAATACAAAGCACAGATAATTTCGTTGATTGGACAAGTTTAACTGTAGTTTACCAAGATGGCTTAACATTTAGTAGTAGAAGTATTCCACAAGGTACTGGAAATCCTATTGATGTACTAACTTGGAAATTCTATATGCCTATATGGATAAGCACAAGCAGTAAGCTTAAGAAATTGGGTGTGATCGAAAAAATTATTGCTAGTATATTTCAAGGAAATAGTTTATTGGCAACACAAGATGATGATTTATTATTAGGAACTAGACAAAAAATTACACCATTTGGTTATAAATTACTGTACTTAGGTAATACATTACAGGTACTACCTGAAAATCAACCCTTTAATCCACCTAACAGTGATTTAGATAATATAAGTCCACCAAACACAACGATATATTGGTCAAGTTTCTTAAATGCTTATGGAGCAGTTAGACCAGGTATTAGTCAAATATGGTTACAAAATCCTTACTTAGATACAGAAATAGTTGGAACTATAGTACCAGATCCATTAGATGATAGATTATTAATTTATAATGTTGACCCAGACACATTACCACAAAATACATTAGTTCCTGTAGACGGTGTGGTTAATCCGCAGGTAACAGGACCAAACGCAGGACTTCCTGGACCTACACCCAATGTTAGATATTTGCTCGTTGATAACATAGGTAGTGACGGAGATACAACTGTAGCTTGGGGCAATTTAGTAGCAAATGCTAACGATATCGTACAATTCAATGCCAACACAATGGAATGGGAAGTAAGTTTTGATAGTGAGAATGCTACAACTGTTCAATTTGTGACAAATATTGTGAACAATGTTCAATATAGATACGCTAACGGTAGTTGGAAGAAGTCATATGAAGGTTGGTACACAGCAGGAGATTTTTCAATAGTCATCTAACAGAGATAAATCATTAGATGAGCACAGGTGTTGGATTATTTTTCTATAGTAAATCTACGAATCGTTACCTGTATCTACTAAGAAATGATATTAAAAGTCAAACTTGGAGTATTCCCGGTGGTAAAGTAGAAAATAAAGAAACACTTTTTGAAGCTTTACAACGTGAATGTATGGAAGAAATTAGTTATGATATTACAAATCATAAATTAATTCCAATTCAACAATTTGTTAATTATAATTTTACATACCATACATTTTTCTGTGAAGTTAAGAATGAATTTATGCCAATTTTAAATGATGAACATTATGGTTATGCTTGGGTAGAAAGTTCATTATATCCCAAACCATTACATCCTGGATTATTTAATACTATTAATTTTGATATTGTAAAAGAGAAATTGAAATTAATTGAGGGGTCTAGCCCCTCAACTTTACATACCTAACACTTTACCAAGTGTTGGCCAACCTAAAGCCCCAATAACAACACCAGCACCCATTAACATCCAACGCCATTTTTCAAGTGCGTTAATTTTGTTAGCCATGCTTTTATGTGCTTCACTAGCAGACTCCTGCATATCTTTCATCATCTGAGTATGTTCCTCACTATGTCTTTCTAATGCGGAACGCATGTCCTTCAGATCAACTTTTAAATCATCAACTTTTTCGTCTAGATTTTTAAATTGAACTTGAAGGACTGCAACTTCAGTTTGTGTCTGAATTTGAAGCGGCTGAGCCATGTTATGCGCCTGCGATTTGTACTAATTCGTAGATTAAACCATTAGCTGTATTAGCAGCGACACCGCTATTAAATGTTACATAAACTGGATCAGCGTTCGCTAATACAATATTTCCACTTGCGATTGGTCCAGATGTTGCTGTAAACAATTCACTATCAATATCGCTTAGGCTCTGTACAAACTGTGTAGCACTGTTAGCATAAGTAGCAAGAATATTCATGGAATTTGGAACCAACGCTGCATTAGCTAAATTAGCTGTTAAGCATTGTGCAATCAACCCACTTGTTGCTCCTTGTACTAAATACTTTTGTTTGCCTTTCTGACGTAAGATAAATCCTGCTTCATTATCAGCATAAACAAAACTTGTACCACTTGCGTTTGCCAAAGCAACAGCGTCAAGTAAAACTTGGTCTTGGGTAGCATTTGATGTTACTGTTTGATCACTTAATGGAACGTTTGCTCCACCTGGAATAAATGATACAGTAAATGCTGCGGCATTAACGATTTCTTTAACAAAATAAGTTTGAGTATTATTTAGACCACCGATATTAACATCAAATGTAACTGGTAAATTAGCATATAATGTTTCAGCGTTACCCACACTGGTTAAGAAATTACCTGTAGCAGTTGAATCACTACACTCAATTGTTACATAACCTGTTACAGTGTCAACAAAGCCTATAGTTGTCAATGCGCCAGTTTGAGAATCAACACTTGAAACGACACTGCCTGCGCTTAGGGTGTTACCGAAATCTGTTCCTGCTCCACCGACTACATTTGAATCATTATATGAGTAAATTGTACCTGTACCTGCTACGCCAATTGCTACACGTGCTAGGACTTGATTACCATAGATTGCTGTATTACCGCCAACAACTCCATATGTGTTTGCTATACCTTCTGGATTGTTGAATCCACTATCAACAACACCAACTGATAAACTTGAGGCTGTAGTTCCTGTTGTTAATGTAACTGGAGTATATGTAGGATTAGCACTCAATTCAGTAGCAGACACAGTAAATGTAGATGCTCCTGTGATTTGTAAAATCCAATATGTTGTACCTGCTATCAAATTTGTACCAGTAGTTGTAGATGGTACAAAAGGCATACCTGCTATAACACCCAAATTTGATAAATTTTGGGATACAGTAACAATATTAGTTGTTGCTGTAGTATTTGTTACTGTTAAAATTGCTTGAGCTTTCGCTATCTTTAAAGGACGACCCATTTGTTTTTCTCCTTAAGTTACGTGGGTTCTAGCCACTACGCGGCGGGGACCGCATAAATCATAAAGTAATGATATAGTATTTAGCTAGAACTACAAATTATAACCTGATGTGCCTGTATCCGCATGAGGCATGCCTAATTCAGTAACACTAAAAATACAATTCCCAGTTTCAGCGTTTACATATGTAATTACGTTTCCCTGTCCTACAAAAACATCATTTAATACAGTGTTAGAGGGAACAATTCCACTTGCTCTAGGACAATTGCTTGGATCTAATACATCATCAACATACGGTACACCATAAGGAGAAATTGTTATTCCCGCCCCAGAAACAGCAACGTTAGCGTTTGCTGTTAAAGTAAGGCTTGTATTATTGGCAATACTTTGAACTACGCCTACAGTTGTTCCTGTAGCATTTCCTATCCACCAACCTACATTAAGTTCACTTAAAAAAGCTGTGCCTGATCCTGTCACTGTTGTTGAATTAGTGGCAGCTGTTGCTGTGCCTGTTGCTGCTATGTTTGGATACCCTACAGCAAACAAAATACTATTAGCAGTGGTTGCTATACGTACTTTATCTGTGGCAATGTTAGCACTTGTTGCTACTGTACCACTTGATTCTAAAACATATGTTGACATAAAAAATTTCCTTAAATTAAGATGTTACGCCTTTAATAACATTAAAGTTGAAAACTGGTTGTTCTGTTGTTGTACCACCTGTTGTGGCAAATGTTATTCTAAAACTTCCTGCTGCTACGTTAGTAACAAATATTTGATATAAATCTGTTCCTGAACGTTGGTTAACAGTAATTGTATCACTTATTGCTACGGTTGAATTAGTTACTGTGAAGCTTTGCCAGCTTGTTGTGCCAGCAGCACTTACTAATGTAATTGATCCAGTAGGTTTATCAATTGTCACGCCATTAGTTCGTGACCCTGTTTGTGTAACAGTGCCGCCCGATCCTCCGCCATAACCAATACCGTTGCCTATTGTTAAAAAAGTTCCATAGTTAAGTGTTCCAGTAGCAAAGGTTGCTAGTCTAGTGCTTCCATTTAAAGCAAAATACAGCCCCTCTGTGCCTATTGTAGTGTAGTAGATTGCTGTATCAGTATTAGCACCAGTGGAATCAGCAAAATTAAGTGCTTTATCAATAAATAAATTACCACGGAGGGTAGTTAAACTGCCAGAAGCTCCAATATTAATAGCTGTTGCTGCTCCAAACGCATTCGCTGTTGTTGTATTAGCATTAGCAAAATTTAATGTCGCTATAGTAGTATCAATATTACCTGCTGCTACTTGAAAATCTTGGTAGTTAACTGTTTTACTATTTTCTATAACAAGTTTTGTGCCAGCATTCAACGAAAAATAAAAACCTTCTGCTACTGCTGTGGTATAGTAAATCGCTGTATCAGTAGTTGTTGAATTAGCATCTCTAAAATTAATTGCTACGTTTGCTGCTGCTGAATTACCTAATATTAAATTACCACCAAAGTCTACATTACCTGGTACTTGTAAATTACCACTTGTTTTATTAAATGTAAAGCTGTTATTACCACCAAAGCTGCCAGCGTCATTAAACTGTATTTGTGTGTTGGTGCCGCCGGGTGATCCTCCCCCACTTATTGTTGTCCAACTTAAATTACCTAAACCATCTGTTGTCAAAGCTTGTCCTGAACTACCACCTGTAAGTTTTACATTAGCATTTGATCCTAATGCTACGTTGGAAGCTCCAGTAGCATTAAGTTTGTTGACAATTAAAACTTGTCCATTATTAATTGCTAATTCTGGCGCACCATTTAATGCGAAATACAGCCCTTCTGTGCCTATTGTAGTGTAGTAGACTGAGGTATCAGTATTAGCACCATTAGCATCAGCAAAATTAATTGCGTTGGCAATAAACAAATTACCTCTTAAAGTAGTTAAACTACCTGCTGCGCCCATTCTAATGTTGGTGGCTGAACCAAAAGCATTTACAGTTGTAGTATTAGCATTTGCTAACAACAATGTAGCAGCAGTTGTGTTGATATTTCCATTAACTACAACAAAATTCCCATAATTTTGATTTTCTGTATTGAATATTCCGTACTTTGTACTACCATTTAATGCGAAATATAATCCTTCTGTTATCCCGAGTCCAGGATTATTAGCATAATAAATTGATGTATCAGTTGATGCGCCGTTGCTGTCGAAAAAATTAATGGCAGCACTAGCAGTAGCAGATAATGCTAAAGCTCCTTGAATCAAAACATCATCTTGTATAGTGACGTTTGAATTTGTAACTGTTATCTTATCATTGCCATTTAAAGCAATTGTTAAAACATCAGAACCTGAATTATAATATATTGATGTATCTGTTGCTGTTCCGTTGCCATCGTAAAAGTTAATAGCAGCACTGCTTGTAGCTGTTAATCCAATAGCGCCATTTACAAACAAATCGTCATTAATAGTAACGTTTGCGTTATAAACTAAAACTTTATCAGTGCCATTTAATGCTGTTACTAATCTATCATTTGTGTAATAAACAGAAGTATCAGTGTTAGCACCATTGGCATCAGCAAAATTAATTGCGTTGGCAATAAACAAATTACCACGTAATGTAGTTAAACTCCCTGCTGCTCCAATGTTTACAGCACTAGCAGAACCAAAAGCATTTACTGTTGTACTATTGGCATTAGCTAATAACAGGGTAGTAGATGTAGTATCAATATTCCCACCTACAAATACAGTATTACCATATACTAATGTTCTAGTATTTTCCAAAACTAATCTTGTACTAGCATTTAGTGCGAAATAAATTCCTTCTGAAACTGCTGTAGTATAATATATGGAAGTATCAGTTGAACCACCATTAGCATCTGTAAAGTTTAAAGAATTAGCGATTAATAGATTACCAGCAAATAAACCGTTTCCAGGTATAGCAAAGTTACCTGTTATTTTATTAAATGTAAAGCCTGAATTTCCACCAAATGATGAATTATCATTGAATTGTACTTGGGTATTTGTTCCCCCAGGAACTCCGCCAGCACCGCCACCTGCTGTCCAACTTAAATTACCTGTACCGTCTGTTGTTAAAACTTGTCCACTAGCACCACCAGTAATTGTTAAATTACCAACAGCACCTAAATTAATATCACCGCCTTTTGTGCCACCACGATTAGTAACAAATACGTTACCACCAACATCAGATATAGCTAATACTTGTCCATCTTCAAAATTGCTTAAGTTTAAATTAGCACCATTGGCACCTATAATTTGTGAGAAACCTAAACTTGAATAGGCAGTAAGTATTTCTACGTTTTCATTTGGAGTAGTTTTACCGATGAACAAGCGTTTTTCATCATTAGCGAATCCAAACTCTGCTTCGTCTAGTTGTGGAAGATCAACTAAATCACCTGATCTTACCTGAATTTTTGATATTTGTATAATAGCCATAGTGTTTTCTTAGGGTTACTATAGCTATTTATCAAGTTTTAACTTATCTTGGTATAGTATTCTTCTAGTTTTTTAAACCATTTATTAACGTAATCATCAAATTCAGACCCTTCAATAATGAATTCCTGATATACATTATCTGCGGTACACATAAAGATTACACCTTTTCTTATTTTAGTATTGTGTACTTCATTATGTGCTGTGGCATATGCTGCCAATTGTAAAAAATAATCATCAATCCATTCACGCTTTTTAAACTTATTAGACTGTTTATGATCCATGATACACTCTGTATTATCATGTACTCCAACTAAATCTGTTGTACCTGCATAAACTAATGGAAAGTATAAACTTACTTCAGTGCCCCAAAATTCATTACACTTGCTTAATCCCTTTGTAATAATACTTTGTGCCATTTGATGACTTTGAATACTATATGGATTACTACCTGGGTCTCCAGTAGATCCTGTTTTAATATAGTTTTCTAACCATTTATGCATACGTGTGCCACGACCTGCTGCTTCAGTAGTAATCTCTTGGGCTCGTTTTTCTCCTACACGTTTACGCCATTCATTTAATGCTTGTTTGCTTTCTTCGCTTTTAGTAGCACTTAGTATGGTAGTAACGCTAGGTACTGGATTTCCATCAGGAGTAATATATCTACGTGAACCATTTAAATTTTCACGTTTTAACTCTACATAGGGATATTTGTCTGGTATATATTTCACTTAAACTCTAAAACTTTCACCGCATCCACATCGGTCTTTTTCCATAGGATTTGTAAATTCAAAACCTTCATTAAGTCCCTTTTTAACATAATCAATTGTTAGTCCCTCTAAATAAGGCATAGCTTTTTGGTCGACATAAACTCTACAATTCTTATCAATATATTCAATATCAGTAGTGTTTGGACTATCAACATATTCAAGTATATAAGCCAATCCTGAACAACCAGTGGTTTTTACACCAATACGAATTCCTATACCTTTGCCACGTTTGACTATTTTATTTTGTATATTTTCTGCTGCTACTTCGGTAACAGTTATCATAACTTGTTAGCACGGTCAGCCATTTGTTTTACTGTTTTTTCGTTTTTATCAGTAGGAGTACCTGAATCAGCAGGCATGTTTTCACTGCGCCAAACTACTTTATCATTTTGTATATTGCTAATTACTTTTTTCATTGGAGGCTTTTTATATAGTTTTAGTATGTCACTAACATCCAGTATGATATCATATTGTTCGAGGTAAGTCAATAGCTGGTCTACAGTCCATTCACTATTAATTTTCCCACTATCTAAATCGTGGGCTAAACGATCCACTGCGACAACTAGATTGCTATCTTGTGGATCATCAAACTCATACAATAACATTATCTTTTTGCTCTGCCTACACCGCCGACTGGAGCAGGTTCAGGTTCTTCAACAGGTGGCATTTCAGCACCCATTTCAGCGCCTGCTTCTAATCCTGCGTCAAGACCCGCTTCCGCACCAGCTGCTGCGCCTAACTCAGCACCAGTATCAAATGCTTGCGCTACCCCTCCACCAACACCTGTTAATTGATTTAATGCTGCTTTTAATCCATCAAACCCAGCTTTCAAACTTTCGCTTAAGGTATCAAGTTGCTGGCTAACTTGAGTATTGAACTCTTGTGCTTTATTAGCATCCATTTCGCTTTCAATACTACTTACAAGAGCAGGTAATTCTTTAACTTGCATTTCACCCACATCTTCAAGCATTTTCTGAACACTATCAACCATATCTTGTGCTGCTAAAATAACCTGTGATTTTTCAACTTCTTCATTTTCAAACACAATCCGTGTTTTTTGTGAAAGAAGTTTATTATAATGTTCTTTTAATGCTTGTTCCATGAATAAAAGTTTAAGATAACTTTCAGACCTTTGTGCCTCATAAAAGTTTTTGCTAGTCTTAGCTTCGCCTAAACTTTTACGAACCTTCATTAGCATGGTTTGTGTTTTAATCTTATCTAGTTTAGATGGGTCAAATTGCACAGCAAAGTTCTCTTTAAGTGCTTTGCTAGCAAGTCTACGTTTGTCAAAATCGTTTAGGTTCATAATAATTTTCCAATCTGATCAAATATTTATCATAAAATGCTATTATTGTGTTAACTCATTTAGCTTCTTGTTTAACCAGTATCTACTTATATTTATGTAATTTTCCATTTCTTTTTGGGCTAAAGTTTTTTGTTTTACATCCTCAACAAATTTAATGTAATAAATTTCTTTTTGACTCTTTTCTTTAGTCTTAATTAGTAGCTTTTTATGAATAGACTCACTGGTTTTATAATTTTCAATTTTTCTATCTAGGTTCCTAATAGTTTCACTGTCATCATATTTTTTAAGTTTCTCGCATATACACCAAGTTACAGCATTTTTTAAGTTGTAAAACCTTTCTGTTAAGGAGTTGTTTAAATGTAGAACTTCATAATGTGAATTTCTATTAACTATTTTAAACTGGTTAAAAAGCAGGTAATCGTTTTTCTCCTGAATAATAAACCAGTTTTTCAACTCTTTACTTAATTCTTTAATTACAAACTTGTCTATTACATCTTGTTTTTTATTCATTTTATCTCAAAATATATATTACGTAATTCTGGACTAATATCTAAAAAATTACTTAAATCAGGATGTTCATCCTTACATTTTATCATTGGTATTTTATCACAATCATGGAAAAGATGTCCAAACAAATCAACATTATTATTAAAAACACTAGCATGTTGAACTTCAAAATCAAAAAACCACACATTACATGATTCTTCGTTAATTTCATACATAAACCCAAACTCTGTGTTTTTGATTTTCTTAATAATTTTAATTGGATCTCGTATTAATTCAGGTTGGCTTCTTAAACTAATAATTTGTAGGATTGTGTCTAAATTGGCTTGTGTATTACGTTTATAGATATAATTATCCGCGTGTGAGTTATCAGGAACCTTAGAACGTTGTCTAACTCCTGTCTTTGTACAATCAAATAATGTATAACATGTAATAATCTGTGACATAAAGTATTTACGCAATAAAAAACCCGAGAATAAAATCTCGGGCCTTAATTAAACTAATTATTAAATTAGTTTGTAAATGTTGCTGTTGCTGCTGTTGTAACGGCATATCCTAATGCTGCTGTTAGAGCAACGTCTAAATTTCCACCGTTTGTGAAATCCCATGCTTCTACTGGATAGATACCAACTGCTAGTGTATCTGTGTTTGCTCCAACTTCAGTAAATTCATATATATAAACTGTTGCTAATTGCTGAATTGTTTGGAATGAGATTGCTAAATCTGTTCCGCTTGGTGTTGCATTACCTGTAAATGTAACTGTTCCAAAAGCAAGCTTTGGACCCATTGGCTGAACTGTTGCAGCACTTGTGATTGTATTGACGCCAGTGTTTGTATATGATGGTTGGTCATAGTTCATTACTGGTTTAAAGTCACCATTGGTTCTTGTAAATTGTGCCATTTTAAATTTCCTTATGTTAGTTGAGCGCAAGGCTCATACTATTATTTATACGAAATGGCAAAAAAGTTGGTATTAGGCTCGGCCTGCTAAGTTTTGAGCACTGAAGCCCATACGATTAACTAACTTTAATCCTTGACTAACAAAGCCTTCTTGTGTTCTTGTACCATCTTTTAAATATCCCTGTACAGGAGCAGTTTCAGCAGCACTATCTAACTGAGGCACTACATTCATTTTAAGATTGTAAATGTCAATCCAAATCTTAAAAATCTTAGCAATTTTATCACGGTTGCCATCTAAATACCCAGGCACATGTTGTTTAGTATTTGGGTCAGTATAACCCAATAACTTTCTACGCATATTATCAGTCATTGGACGACTATTTACATATTCAAAAAATCCATCTACTAAATTATTCAAATTGCGTGATACAATTTTTTTATTAATATAACTTGTAAATAAATTTGTAAAAGCATCTATTGCTTGAGGAGGAGTGCTAAAAAACTCATCTAAATCAGGACCATATTCACGTTCACTTGATAGTGCTTGATTTAATAAAGCTTTATCTAAACTTAATTTTGGTATTACAGGCATACTTGCTGGTAGTATAGATACACTTTTACCTTGTTGTAAACCACCAGTGGTTCCATTTAATAAATTACTATCATCTGTAGAGTTAGCATCAGCAGGTATAGTTTGATGTACAACAATCCCGGCGTTTTTATTATCAAAATACTTTTTACCTACTTCACTCTTTGGATCTACTGTATACCTTATACCTTCAGGATTAGCTTGAAAATGATATAAACCATCACGCTGTGGGTCTAACTTTTGAGAAAATAATAAATCACCCCAATAATAACCAGGCTTTTTTGGTGTTGCTGCTTTTAAATCATCCCAAATATTATATAATATTTCATGTAGTCCAATACGATTAACCCCGCGTTCTTGGTCATACTTAGCAAATTGTTCTGGGCTATGAATATATCTAG